CCGGGTCCTACACGGTCACGGGGACCGCCGCGACCCTCCGGGCAGACCGGAAGATCGCCGCCGAGGCTGGGACGTACGCCGTCACTGGCACGCCGGCGGGCCTGTTCTACGGGCGCGAGGTGGCGGCGGCGGCTGGATCGTACGTCGTCACGGGGTCAGACGCAGGGCTCCGGGTCGCATGGAAGCTCGCGGCCGGAGCGGGCGCGTACACCGTCAACGGGACGGCGGCCTCCCTCGTCAAGGGCCGGACGCTCTTTGCGGATTCGGGAGCCTACGCCGTCACGGGGTCCGACGCTGGACTCCGGGCCACCCGAAAGCTCACGGCCACCGCCGGCTCCTATGCGATCAGCGGCACCGCTGCCACCCTCATCCGCGGCCGGACCATGGCGGCGGACGCGGGAGCCTACGCAGTCTCCGGGACGGCCGCCACCCTGCGGCATGCGCATCGGCTGATCCCGGACGCCGGCTCCTACCAGGCCACAGGGACGGCCGCCAGCCTTCTCCGCGGGCGCCTCGTTGCGGCTGTGGCGGGGGCGTACCAGTTCGCCGGCCAAGCCACGACGCTCCGCAAGGCGTCTGTCCTGCAAGCAGGAGCGGGCGCGTACGTCCTCGCCGGAACTGCGGCGGAGTTCGTGCTCGACGTGGAGGGCCACGCACTCGCCCCCGCCGAGCGCACAGCGGCCGTCCCGCACGTTCTCCGCCGGGTGGCGGTGCGGACGGATGAGCTGGTAACGGCAGCGCCTGTCCGGCGTCGGGCCACCGTCCCCTACCAGGACCGCGCGGCGCGCGTGCCCTATGAACTCCGGAGGGCGTGAGAAATGGCGGCGATCCGTCTGGCCACGTACGTCAAGGACCCCGACGAGAAGCTTGATTATTCCGTGGATTGGCGCCCCGACCTCGAGCCGCGCGGGGACACGATCGCGTCGAGCGCTTGGGTGCTGCCTGGCGGGATCACGCAGTCGGGATCGCCGGCCCCGAGCAACGACTCGTACTCCGCGACAATCTGGCTGGAGGGCGGGAGCGTGGGGATCGAGTACGTGGTCGTCAACAGGGTCACCACCACGCAGGGCCGCACCCTCGAGGCCTCGATCGTAGTGGCAGTGAGGAACAGCGCGGCGTGAGCCTCATCATCGTCCCCGCGCTCGAGGAGGAGCCCTGGCCCACGCTGGGCCACCAGGTGTGTGCGTGGATCGAGGAGTATCTCGTCCACGGCCCGGGCGACCTGCGCGGCCAGAAGGCGCGCCTCGACGCGGAGAAGCGCGCACTCGTCTTCCGCATGTACGAGGTCTATCCGCATGGCCACGCCCAGGCCGGCCGCCGGCGCTTCAAGCGCGCCTGCATTTCCCTGCGCAAGGGGTCGGCTAAGACCGAGTTCGCGGCGTGGATCGCGGCATGCGAGCTGCACCCGGACGGGCCCGTGCGGTGTGACGGATTCGACGCTGCCGGGGAACCCGTTGGCGTGGGCGTGCGCGACCCCTACATCCCGCTCGTGGCATCCACCGAGGAGCAGTCGGAGGAGCTAGCATACGGCGCCCTCCGCGTGATCCTGGAGGAGAGTCCCATCGCGCGGGACTTCGACATCGGCCTCGAGCGGATCATGCGGACCGGCGGGGACGGGAAGGCGGTGGCCCTCGCCAGCGCCCCTAATGCGCGCGACGGGGCGCGCACCACGTTTCAGCACTTCGACGAGACGCACCGATTCACGTTGGAGAGTCTGCGCAAGGTGCACAAGACCATGCTAGCCAACGTCCCGAAGCGGAAGATCGCGGACGCCTGGAGCCTGGAGACGACCACCGCTTTCACGCCAGGGGAGGGGAGCGTGGCCGAGGAGACGATGGAATACGCTCGGGCCATCGCGGCGGGCCAGAACGCGGACCCCCGGCTCTTTTTCTTCCACCGCCAAGCGGGCGACGATCACGACCTCACGACGCCGGAGGGACGCTGGGACGCAGTGGTCGAGGCCTCCGGCGCCGTGGCGGCGTGGTCCGATATGCCGTCGATCCTTGCGCAGTGGGACGACCCGAGGGCGGACCGATCCTACCTCGAGCGAGTCTGGCTGAATCGCCCCGTACGTGCGGCGCAGCAGGCCTTCGACGTAGAGCGGTGGAAGGAGCTGCGGAAGGACCACGTGATCCCCGCCGGCGCGCTCGTGACCCTCGGATTCCGTGGCCTGCGGCGGAGCGGAGCGGCTGGGATCGTGGCCACGGAGATCGCCACGGGCCACCAGCAGGTGATCGGCGTGTGGGAGATCGCCCCCGCAGCGGCGAAGGCGGGCGCGGAGGTCCCACTCGAGGAGGTGGACGCGCGCATCGCCGAGGCCTTCGTCCGCTTCGACGTGTGGAAGCTCTACGCGGAGCCAGCGGAGTGGAACACCTCCGTAGCCAAGTGGGCGGGGCAGTACGGGGAGAAGCGCATCGTCGAGTGGCGCCTCCGGCAGTGGCGGAAGATGGCCGACGCGGTGCGCTCCTACGCGGGTGCCATCGCGGAAGGGTCTGTGAGTCACGACGGGCACCCGATCTTCGAGCGGCACATCGGGAATGCCCTGCGGCGGGAACACGTGACGCTAGAGTCCGAGGACGGCTCCGACGTCTGGGTGATTGGGAAGGAGCGCCCTGACTCCCCGAACAACGTGGAACTGGCACAGGCGGCGGTGATCTCCTGGCAGGCGCGACTCGACGCGCTCGCGCTCGGGGTGTCGCCCCAGCAGGGATCCGTCTATGACCGTATCTATTCGGCCAACCTCGAGCGCGGCGAGGGCGAGCAGCAGGAGCTGATCGACACGTGGTGAAAGTGACCTGGGCCGATCGTGTGGCGGTCACCGTGGGATACGCCCTCGTCGTGGTGGGCGTCTGCCTGTGGTCGCTGTCCGCCGGCCTGGTCGTGGCTGGGAGCCTGCTCCTCGCGGGCGCCCTCTGGAGAGCGTGAAGTGAGCCTGATCTCCACCTTGCTCGGGGCCGAAGGCCTGAACCCGCTGGACGACCGGCTCTATGAGGGCCTCGGCCTGGGGCCGATGTCACAGGCCGGGGTCCCGATCTCCGCAGAGTCGGCCCTCAAGATCGCCGCTGTCTATCGGTGCTGCGCCATCAAGGCGAACACGCTGGCCATGCTGCCGGCGGGGATCTTCGAGGACCTTGAAGTCACTGGCGGCCGTGGTCGGCAGCGGGCGAAACAGCATCCCATGGACTACCGAATCCGGCTCCGGCCCAACAAACGGCAGACGGCCTTCGAGTTCCGGCGCCAGCTCAACCTGCACCTCCTCCTCCGACAAAACGCTTACTGCCAGATGATCCCGGTGGCCGGCGGGGCCTACGACCTGATCCCGCTCCACCCCGACCGCGTGAAGGGACCGGAGGAGACGGCCGGAGGGGAGCTTCGATACTATTTCCTCCGCAAGGACGGCACGAAGCAGGCCCTGATCGGGGACGTTGACATCTGGCACCTCCGCGGCCTGAGCGACGACGGCCTGCGCGGTCTGTCCCTGGTGGATCTCGCCCGGGACTCGTTCGGCGTCGCGGCCGCCGCCGAGCAGCACACGGCGGGCTTCTACAAGCGCGGCGTGAGCTTCGCTGGCATCTTGCAAAGCCCGGGGACCCTGAAGCCCGAGACGGCCGAGGCCATGAGCGGATCTTTCGGCCGCGCCTACGGTGGTCGCCAGGGAGTCGGGAAGGTGCCCGTCCTATGGGAGGGTATGGAGTTCAAGGCGATCGGAATGACGCACAAGGACGCCGAGTTCCTGGAGTCGCGGAAGTTTAGCGTCAACGAGATCGCCCGGTGGTTCGGTGTCCCACCGCACCTCATCAGCGACGTCGAGCGGAGCACCTCGTGGGGCACAGGGATCGAGGAGCAGAATCTGGCGTTCCTGATCTACTCGCTACTCCCGGACATCACGCTTTGGGAGCAGGCGATGCGGCACACGCTGATCCTGCAACCGGAGCGGTTCTTCGCGCAGTTCAACGTGAACGCGCTGCTACGGGCGGACACCAAAACCAGGTACGAGGTGTACCAGCTCGCCATCACCAACGGGATCCTGAGCCCGAACGAGTGCCGCGAGCTGGAGGAGCGCAATCCGCGCGAAGGTGGCGACGACTACCTGACCCCGATGAACATGCGGAAGGGCGAGGACGCCATGGCCATGTCGGACGGGGCCACTAAGGCCGCGATCGCCATCGCGCACCGACTCGTAGAGGAACTGGACTCACCGCGCCAGCATGAGGCGGGGCCGCCGCCGGCGGCGACGGCGGCTAGCGCCACAATCGACCGGGCCATCGTGCGCGCTGCGGCACTGGCGCGGTGGTGCGCGGGCCAGGTAGTCGAGCGGGAGGCGGAGGAACTGCGGACGATCGCGGCGCGGTCCAAGTCGGCTGAGCGGTGGAAGCACGCCGTGGCGAGCTTCTACGGGCGCCACGCGGCCATGGTCGCTCAGGCGATGAGTGTGTCCGTGGACCGTGCCCGCACCTATTGCCACGACCAGGAGCGCGGCCTGGCCGGCGGCGTGCCGGTGGATGACGAGGCGTGGCGAAACGCCAGCGAGGACGCCCTTGTGGCCATGAGCCGTGGCCATGAGCCGAGGAGAATGAAGCGATGAGCGACACGAACCCAAGTCCGTTCCCGGTGGCCATGCTGCCCAGCGCCGCCGCCGTCTGCGCCCGCGCTCCGATCGAGCACAAGGTGGAGGCCCGCATGGTGTCCGAGGACGCCGGCGGGGAGGGCGGAGCCGTGGCGGTGATCCCCGTCTACGGCCCCATCGCACACCGGCGCGACGTGTTCATGGCTATCTTCGGAGGGACGGCCACGACGTCCCTGGCGGACGTGTTCCGGTCGATGATGGCCCACCCCGACGTAAAGGCCGTCGTGTTCGACGTGGACAGTCCGGGCGGGACGGTGTACGGCGTCAGCGAACTGGCGCGGGAGATCCGCGCCGCGCGGGGGCGCAAGCCCATCGTGGCGGTGGCGAACAGCATGGCTTGCTCCGCCGCCTATTGGCTCATGTCGGGAGCGGACGAGATCGTGGGCACGCCGTCCTCCGAAACCGGCAGCATCGGCGTTTACGCGATCCACGTGGACCAGAGCGGCGTGGCGGAGAAGATGGGGGCCAAGGTCACCGTCATCAGCGCGGGCGACCTCAAGGCCGGCGCCTCCGGCTTAACTCCCCTCACGGACGACGAGCGGGAGGCCATGCAGACGCGCGTTGACGACATCTACGACCTCTTCGTGGCGGACGTGGCCAAGGGCCGTGGGGTGTCCGCCTCGGTCGTGCGGGAGGGCTACGGGCGAGGGGCCGTCCTGAGCGCCCAGGCGGCGAAGGATGCGGGCCTGATCGACCGGGTGGCCACCCTCGAGGAGACGGTGGCTCGGCTCCGGTCGGGGTCCGGGCGCCGGGCCTCCACGCGCGCGGAAGAGGGAGCCGACGTGGTGGCCGAGACGGAGTCGAAGGTGGCGCAGGCGAACGGAGACGCGGACATCCGGCTCCGCAAGGCCCGCGCGACGGTGTGACCTTGAACGGCGCCGCCGTCCGTGGTAGACTGTCGGCGTAGTCGTTAAAGGTCGGCCTGGGGTCGCCACCGCGGCCGCCCCGCTGACGGCACAGACTCGCGGCCATTCGGCGCGCCAGCCTGTCGGTTCACCAATCTCTTTTCACGGAGTAACGGACATGGTCGCCAGGATCACCGAACTGGACGCGCGACGCGAGGAGCTGCGTGGCGAGTTGGGCGAGCTGCTCGACGCCGCCGCGAAGGACAAGCGAGCCCTAAACGACGAGGAGATAGGCAAGGCGGACGCCTTGCAGGCCGAGCTGGACCAGGTCGTCGCCACCCGCAAGCTCGAGGAGCGGCGCCTGGAGTGGAATCGCACGGACGCCGAGACGGCGGACAACCCCGGCGACACCGAACCCGAGAGAAAGCGCAGCAATGGCGAGACGCTGCTGGCACTCGGAACGTGGCTTCAGGGCGTCATCGACCTGTACAAAAACGGCCCCACGAGTCCGAAGGCCGCCGCCTCGGGCCTCAACACGTCCGTCCCCAGCGAGGGCGGCGTCCTCGTGCGGTCCGAATTCTCCGAGGCCCTGCTGAGCCGGGCCGTGGAGGAGTCGGTCCTCCTGAACAAGTGCAACCGCATCCCGATCGGGGACGAGTTCGACAGCCTGGAGGCGGCCTACATCGACGAGACGAGCCGCGCGAACGGCTCCCGCTGGGGTGGCGTTCAGGTGTTCCGGCGCGCCGAGGCCGAGACGGTCACGGCCAAGAAGCCCAAGCTCGGTAAGCTCGACCTCCGGCTCGAGGACATCATGGGCCTCGCGTACCTGACCGACCGCGCGACGCGCGACGCTCGGTCGCTGGCCGAGATCGTCTCCAAGTCCTTCGCGTCCGAGTTCGCCTTCAAGATCGACGACGAGATCTTCCGCGGGACCGGCGCCGGGCAGTGCCTCGGGATCTATCCCGGCGGCGCCCTCGGCTCGAGCACCGTGCAGCAGGCGAAGGAGGGCGGGCCCCAGACGGCGGACACCGTGGTCGCCGCGAACGTGCAGAAGATGTACGCGCACATGCCCTCCCGCCTCCTGGGCGGCGCCGAGTGGCTGATCGGAAACGAGGTCTGGCCCCAGCTCTTCGGGATGAATCAGGCGAACATGCCCGTTTTCATGCCCGGCGTGAACCTGGCCTCCGCCCCGGCCGGCATGCTGCTCGGCCGTCCCATCACCCCGATCGAGCAGGCGTCCGCGATCGGCGACCTCGGCGACATCACCTTCGCCAACCTGGGCGAATACATCGTGATCGAGAAGGACGGCTTGCAAACGGCGGAGTCGATGCACGTACGCTTCCTCTTCGGAGAGAACACCCTCCGCTTCACCTACCGCATCAACGGGGCGCCGGCCTGGAAGGCCAAGGTCACGCCCTACAAGGGCGCGTTCGATCTCTCGCCGTTCATCGGCCTCGAAGCGCGGTAAGCGGGAAGGAGAAGGAGAAAAGGGCAATGCGTCTCACGATCCCCGAGGACCTGTCGTTCTACCACATGCTCGCTCCGGCCGCCGACGCGGCGGGCCGCGCGAGCACCTTCCGCAGCCTCAAGAACGCCGTGCGTGCCTGGCTCGTGTGCTACATCGAGCAGGGCAACGCGGCCACCATCGCCCTCACCCCGAATCAGGCCTCCGACGTGGCGGGCACGGGCGCGAAGGCGATCACCGCGGCGCGCATCTGGACGCGGCTGGACGAGGCGTTCGTGGACTACGTCAAGGAGGCGGAGGCCGTGAGCTTCACGACCGACGCCGCCCTGAAGAAGAAGTTCGTCGTGTTCGAGATCGACCCCACGAAGACGCTAGACGTGGACGGCGGTTTCGACTGCATCCGAATCGCCACGGGTGCGAGCAACGCGGCCAACATCACGTCTGCCTTCCTGGTCGTGCAGCCGAAGCACGGCGGCGCGACGATCCCGTCCCCGCTCACCGACTAGCCCTCGGCTGGCGGGTCTAGCCCGGCAGGCGATTCACCATCGCCTGCCGGGGTCGTTCATCCCTGGCGGAGGAACGTGTCAATTCCGGCCCACAGCCTCGTAACCCTCGCAGAGCTGAAGGCGTACCTGCCCAGCACGGGGTCCGCGAAGGACGCCGAGCTGGAGCGGGCCATCGACCGCGCCTCGAGGGACATCGAGGCGTACCTGGACCGCCGCATCGTCTACCGAGCGCCCCAGGAGGACGAGGACTCCGTCTATTCGGGCAACTTCATCAGCGGCACGCCCGCGCCCACCGGGAACCCCGATGCCTCCGGACGGACGCTCGTGGTCACGTTCCCGTCTCCGGGGTCCTCCGGCCTGGTCGTCGTGACGGGCACGGTGGCAGGGCAGGCGGGCCAGACGGAGAGCTTCGACCTTCTCACGGGCGCGCACGTGCAGCACGGGGTGAAGTTCTTCACCGCCGTTTCCGGCATCAGCATCACGGGCGCGGTCGGTGTGGGCACGCTCAAGATCGGGACCTCCCTCGGATACGTGGAATACCACAGTCCACGGCCCGCATCGGGAGAGCTGAGCACGCTGGAGTGGCCCATCCGCAACACGGTGGAGGTCCACGAGGACTTCGACCTGGTCTATGGCTCAACGACTGCCCTTGTGCTCGGCACCACCTACGAAGTCCGGCGGCGTCGGGTCCTCGCGAGGATATCCAACCGCCTCAGCTACCCATTCCTCTGCGGCTATCGCGTGGTCCGCGCGCGCTACTCGGCCGGATTCAAGGGCGCGGCGGAGGTCCCTTCCACGATCAAGGCCGTCTGCCTGGAGCTGGCCGCGTGGGCGTTCGTCTACGCCCAGCACCGCGAATACGGGCGGACCAGCGTGTCGGATGCCACGGGGAGCTGGGCGGTGGGCGGGCCTCCGATGCTGACCTCCGGCATGAGATCGCGCCTGGGGACGTACCTGCGGGACGAGCCCTTCGACCGCACGGGAGAGCGCGACTTCGACCTCGAGGCGGCCTGATGGCGGTCGCTGTCGGCCTTGGCCAGGCCGTCACCGTGCGGACCTTGGCCGATCGGCTCCGCGTCCTCCCAAGGGCGCTCGAGGAAAGCCTCCTGCGCGCCGTGGGGCGGGCCCAGGAGGCGGGCCAGGAGACGGCCATTGACGAGCTGCGCCAGCAGGGCATCGCGCGCAGCATTTGGGGCTGGCAGCCGAAGAGCGCGCGGAAGCGAGGCCGGAAGCCACAGGTGTGGACCCCAAAGCCTAAGGTGCACCAGGGCAAGATCGAGGCCGTGCTGGCCGCCTACGGCCTGGCGGCGTACGTCGAGCTTGGAGGCCGGACGAAGCCCCACGTGATCCTCGGCAAGGGCCGCAACACCCTCGGAGACGTCCGGCGCGGTCGCCGCGGGGGTGTGCTCTCCTTCGTGAGCGCGGGCCGGCGCATGTTCGCCACGTACGTCAAGCACCCGGGCGGTCCCATCCCGAAGCGGCCCTATCTGCACGTGGGCATCGCCGCGATGCAGGAGAAGTTCCAGGCCGCCGCGGAGCAAGAGATGCAGTTCGCCCTCGACCACGTGGTGAAGTGAGATGGCCGAGAGCCGCTACGAGCAGATCGTGGACACGATCCGGGGAATGGTGGAGGGCATCGCCGGCGACGGCGGCGCGTCCTACTGGATGAGCTACGGGCCGGAGAGCGGGCGGACCATCCGGGCGGCAGGCCTCGAGGACCGCCTCTTCGACGCCAGCCTGCAAACCCTGGCCGTCATCATCCCGGACGACAGCGCGAAGCGGCGGGAAACGAACAGGACGCACATGGCGGAGGCCAGGATCGACGTGGCACTCGCGGCGCGCCTCGAGGGCGACGACGACCCCTTCGCCGCGCCGAACCCGTCGCGGCAGACGTTGCAGAGTCGGATGGCGCAGGACGTCGAGAAGGTCCTGATGCTCGATCCGGCCCTCAACGCCTTCGCGGGCCTCGAGGTGGTGGACCTCCGCATCGTCTCGGAGGACCGGGGCCCGGAGGCCACCTGGGACCCCGTGTGGGCCGTCGTGATTCTCCGGGTGGCCGTGACCTACCGCTACCGGCCCGACGCGCCATGACGGGGGAAATGGTGACGGTGCCGCGCGAGGACCTGGAGCGCATGGCCGCCGATCTGGCCGATCTGAAGGAGGCCGCGGGGGATCGGTGGTCGCGGCAGTGGACCGCCTACCGGGAGCGCGTGCGCACCCGGGAGCGCGAAGGGGGAGAGAAATGAAGATCCGCTATCGCGGCGAGGCCGCGACCATCCACCCGGACCTGGGCGAGCTGGTGCCCGGGCAGGAGCGGGAGATCCCCGAGCGCGACGCGGCGGCGGCTCTCCGGGCCTGGGCGGCGGGGCTGCCCCTCGAGATCCGGGACGAAGACCAGGCGGCCCTGGACGTGCTCCCGTGGGGGCTGGCGACGCCGTCCCACGTGCACACGTCTGCACAGGACCCGCGGGGCGGGGACGACGCGGCGGAGGCCGCGCAGGAGGAGTAGGCGATGGGAACCGAACTCGGGCACACCACCAAGGTCGGATTCAAAAAGCAGACGGGGGCCTGGGGCGCGGCGCCCATGCTCATCGGGGCCAACGACGGCCTGGAGATCTTCGCGGACACCCTGAAGGTCACGCAGGACCTCCAGCCAAATCGCGGGGTCTTCGGGTCGCCCTTCCAGCGGCCGGCGAGTCCGGGACGCTTCATGGTGGGCGGGGACCTGTCCCTCGATCTCTACTACCAGGACTTCGCGCACCGCATGATCGGGATGCTGTTCGCGGACGCCGTGACGGCGCTCGGCTCCGGCGCGCACCGCCACGATCTGACCCTGCGCACGGACATCGCGGGCGTCCTCGGCACCCTGGTCATCCCCGGCACGGAGGGCGTGCGCGAATACGGGTCCGTCAAGGTGCGCGGCCTCAAGCTCAGGTGGGACGAGGCGGACCAGCGCGCGAAGCTCACGGTGATGCTCGTGTCGCATGACTTCAACTTGAACGTGGGCTCCCCCG